CACCTTGTGTTCTCCTTGTGAGATACTTATCAGGGGCAACTCCACCACGTCCATCAACTCTCAGGTCTCCAGTAATACGCTGGGATCCATCTACTTCCAGTCTATATGTGGTAGAAGCAGCACGACCGAGACCAATATTCTGTGCAGAAGCACCACCATAGGCACCAAATTGGAATACTCCAGTGTTAGTTAGACCAAACTTAACCCAAGCACCTTCATAATACATCCAACCTAAATTAGATCCAGGACTCCAGTCAATGTTATAAAGAATGTCACCATCAGAAGGTGCATTATAGTTCAGAATATTGCTTAGATCAGGTACACCTTGACCAACAGGTGGAGTGCCTGTCTTTAACTCAGGTGCTAGTAATGTAGACTTAAGAACTGTACCATCTTGGTTGTTATATGTAAGTTTCTTAGCAATAAATTCTTTCTGTGCTGTTAACGTGCCCTGAATCGTTACAGGACCAGAGAAAATAGATTCTAAGTTGTTTGATGCACCACCAATAACAGTGAGTTTATCAGTAACAACAACCTCAGAGAATGTCTCAATAGTAGTATTCTCTTCACCAAGAACGTTCAACTGAGCAATATCTTCAGATGTAATCTGACCCGTAACAGGGTTAATAACTTGGTTACCAATGAATAGGTCACCATTAGAGTTTAGACCCGAATAGAATGCAACTCCTGCCTCTTCTTTGAGAGACTGTGATAGTCTAATCTGCTCATCAGTTAGTGTCTCAACCTGAGTTTGTGGGAATGCCGTGGAATAGTTACCAGGACCGAAACCAGTATACTCAAACGTGTGATTACCAGATCTAAGAATAGAGTGACGACGAAGTTCTACGTTGATTGGAACAAGAGCATCATTGTCTGCACTATCTTGAAGGATAGGAATCTTTCTCGCTTCTTCATCACCAAGACGAGAAGTGAGTGGGATATCTGATAGAGTTTCGTTAATAGAGTTCCAACCAGGAGAAGAACCTGCGACCCAACCACTATCATTTAGAAGGAACAATACTGCTTCCTTAGTGATTGATCTCTGATCATCTCTTGCAGGGGTTGGTTGTGCTCCATCAGTACCATATACGAGACCAATAGTTTCATTATCGGCAACAGATATTGAAGGTTCAGGATCACTATTAGGATTGTCTCTATCAAAAGCAGGATATACTTCGTTTACGTTCTGAGAGAACGCCATATCATCAAAGTTTGATGTAGTTGGTGCAATAGAACCACACAACAAAGTCAGATAGAATATACCATCAGTGACACCACGTTCAAACTTTGATACCTCAGTGATATCGTAGATATAGTAACACTTATTCAGTTGATATGCAGTGTTGTCAGTATTATATGGTTGAAGTACGAATCCTGCAATAGGTGAACGAGGAAGGGGTGGATTCTGTTCCTTAGGAATTACATAACGAACACGATATGTTCTGTCAGTAAGGTTTCTAGCGTCAGGAACACGCTTGATAAATGTTGTTGGAGTGAAGTTTAGATTGTTATATGTTGCAGTGTTATTAACTAGAGTCTGATAGATCTCATTATTAGTTGAGTTGACTGATAAGTACCACCCACCAACTTCATTCGCTACACCGTTAATAGTATAAGTATTGGCATCATATTGCAGAGGAGAACCATCACCACCTGCAACGGTTCCAGATACATCAGGACCGAATGGATTGATCTCTGCTGCTTGAATAGTTGGCGAAGTTGCACCAGAAGCAATCAATAGGCAGTAAAGTTTATCAGGTACAGCAGCAGCACCGATACCATCTTGTCTGGCACCAATAACATAACCTTGGACCTTATTCGGTGGGGGTGCATTAACATTAGTATATCCGTAGATATACAATCTGGAACCAAGTGTGCCACCTTGACCAGCAAGAGCGTTGTTAATATCTTTGGTTCTCTTAATATCAATGTTAGTCCAGTTTGCAGAGATCTCATCAACATCTGACAAGGACTTGGGAGGAATAATATGAGTAATCGTACCCGCTTTATCCTTGGTAAATGATGCTCTCTTGAACCCTTTTGATCTTAAAGCTGTGTTTCCAAAGTTACTATTACTGTTAGTAATAGACATGTCAGCGCCTTGATAACCAGCGAAGTGGTCAGCATATCCAACCGCGAACACAGAAACAACCTGAACAAATGAGTCATTGGAGCACATAACATGTGTACTTCTCCAACCTTTCTTATATTCAGCGAAACCATCTAGGTGAGCACCAGGACCACCCTCGTCATAGTTTCCTGTCGTAGAGTTATATTTAACAAACGCTCTATCATCTTTTTGAAGACTCAAACCAGTGAACTGGGCAACAACCATGGACTTAAATCCTGTTGCCTTAGCACCATCAGCGTGCATACCACACATGCCCCAAGTGGATCTTAGGGACAGGTTGAAGATATATGGAGAAGCAGAGTCTACAGTATCAATTTCAACTTTAACAACAATATTAGAACCGATAGCATTACCACTAGGTTCTTCTGCTAATTGATATGTAAAGACATTACCTGATGCTGAAGTTACAGCAAATGATCCGTTATAGTTTTGTGCATCTAGGTCTGTTTGTGGTCCAGTAGATCCAGTGACACCAGAAATGTTAACGTTAACGCCGACAGAAAATCCGTGGTTCTTTGGGTTTCCTTGCTCATCAACAGTAATTGCTGTAGCAGTGTTGCCATTGCGTGTAATTTGGAGAACTCTAAATTCATCTGAAATCGGTCCAACAATACGATTTTCTTCTACTCTTGCCTGAATCTGGTCAGTTGCAGGATCACCAGAAGTATCGGGAATAGTAGCAAAACCACGAGATACTTTCTGATAGTAAATATCAAGGTCAGTTCTTTCTAGCAGGTTAGGGATAGAAGAACCAGTAATCTCTGAAGAGTTCTCTACAGTTCCAAGATCATTAATTAGTTGACTTAAAGTATTAGTACCATCAGCAAACTCAAATGCTGTTAGTTTATGGTGAGAGTATGATGGTGGGATCAGTTCAGAATCATCTGGTTTGAAATATACACCACTTGAATCACCATCAAAGAATGAGAACTGCCAGAAGTAACAACCACCAGTAACACGGAAAACAGCAGTCTTAGAAGGAACTTGATCCTCTGTGTTAATACCTTTAGCAGGATAAGTTGTAGGATATGGAACGTACTTAGGAATGATTTTCGTTCTTCTAAGGTCCATACCGACCAAAGAACAACCTCTAGGTACGATTACACCACCTTCAACGGAGTTAAATTTATATAATACATTATTGGGAGAAGTAATATCCATATTGGAATTACTATCCAATGGTGGGATATTAGTGTATAGAATCTCACCAGGACGATTATCAATAATATACTCAGAAGGATAGAGCATGATACTGAAGGCATCAAACTCGTCATTAGACAAACCCACTCTATACGAAAATCTTGCTACTTCAAGAAACGCACGTTGCAGGGATTTGAATGGTCGGAGGGAAGAGTTTCCTCTGTTATCAATATCATCACTCGCATCAAAGTCATCGGGGTTGACATAAATGATACGACCCGTACGGGACGTGATAATATTCTTAAGACGAGTAAGTGCCATCTTTTAGACTAGATCCTATGGAGTTATTTATTGATAATATATTGTTGGGGATCAATCTCCGCCGTCGCCACCATCACCGCTATCTTCAAGTCCAGTCTGATAATCAGACGAACGCTGATACAATGCAGTTACAACTTCATTTACAGTATCTTGGAAAGCATCAAAAACAAAATTACAGCGACCATTAGTACATTCAACTTGAATAGATTGACCAGGACCAATGATAATTCCAGTCTGTCTTTCAGTTGTTTCTTGTGCAATTGCGTCTGCTCTTACAATGAAGTCATCAGCAGGGGAACTAAGAACACTATTAACAGTTGCAGTTGCTTTAGAAACTGATAACTGTCTTGGCGATTCAAAGAAAGTATCACTACCTGCCCATGCAGCAGAACCAGGACCGTTAGCAACATATAGTTTACTATTCACTTTATCCCATTCTAAGATAGTGCCATAACTATCACCAGCAATAGCATCAACTGCGTATGTTACATCGCGATAGATAAACGCATCAGTGATGACCCACTGATCTGGAGTTTGTAGATACTCATCTTTCTGAGTATAAACATAAATCTCATTGAAAGTATATTCTTCAGAGAATGTAAAATACTGAGAATCATCTGCATAAGTTGCATCTGCTTGATCATATGGGTAGAAGTTTGAGATAAGTTCTGCACCAGTTAGATTATACTGAACGAAAGCACCTGCTTGTCCAGGTGTTCCACTTACAGTCTTACCAGTTACAAACTCATCACCACTATTGTTACTTCCTCCATTAGTATCAGAGAACTCAAGGATCTTGCCTGACATGCTAGCATTAGCAACATCAAACTTATAGACACGATCAGTCAATAGTTCGGGTTGAATCTCATTTTGCAGACGGAATACAGCACCACCAGCACCATCGTTGAATACAAATCTGTTGGCAGCAGTAGCAATACCACCAGTAGAAACAGTACCTGAAGTAGTAGAAGAACCACCAGTTAGTACATCACCTTCAGAGAAAGTGCCTCCAGTAATATCACCAATCCAGAGAACTGCGTCGTCATTTGAACCAGGAATGTTCTCATATACAACACCACTAACACCACCACCATTGCTAACAGTCTCACCGTTAGCATAGTCTGGATTAACAGATGAACCAGTATCAGCAACGTTTTCTAGTGTGAATGCAATCAGTGACTTATAACGTACTTCATATGTTGTAGTAACAGGATCAGCAACATCCAGAAGATATGCACATTTTTCTCCATCACTACTGACGAATTTTGTGCCTGGAATTGCATCAGCGAGAGGGATAGAAGCAGAGAGAGTCCACTTCACGTTACTAATCAAATCTCCTCTATGTAAGAGATATGTATTAGCATCAAGAGTCAGTTCTTGATCCCAACGATTCAATTTAATGTTATAAGTATCTGCACCAGTACCATCACAGTTTACAAACACTGTGCCAGTGGTGCTACTCAATACATCATTCTTGAATAATGTTGTAAAAGTACCTGATGAAGGTTTAATATTGGCGAGAGCGCCTGTATTCGTTGCCATTGGTTATTAAATCTGTGAGAGGTAAAGTTGTTGTTGACGAACACGAGAAGTTAATCTCTGAGCACCAATACCAGCACCAAATTGTACGTCGTCTAGTGTTACGTTGTCAGTTGACAGAAGAGTAGCATTAGAATCTGGGAACTTAATAGTACGAGATTGACTAATGTTTGTAAGATCTAGTGTGATCCTACGTTGCTCACTAATATCATCTACTAGAACTACTCTATTTAGTTGCTTATTAGAAAGTTTTTGCGAAGCATTTGTGGAAACAATCTCAGAAGAACCTGTTGACTGATTAAGATTAGTAGCAGGGAACTGGAAAGCGTTATTTAGATTGGCAGTTTGGTTGTCTAGAGTTAGACGAACACGTTTAGCAGCATCAAGACCATCAGCAAGAATTAGATCCTTAATTACTTTGTTACTCATTGTCTGAGTAGCATCTGTTCCTGTAACAGTAATTGACAAGTTAGGGAACGTAACTGTACGATCAGCATCCAATGATGCAGTGTCAAATGTTACTGCTGGAGCATTAGTATCTGTAGTTGATGCAAACTTAGCATCAATAAAAGTTTTAGATGATAGTTTTTGGAAAGAAACATCATCAATCAATTCACTAGTGACGATGGAGATTCCAGGATCAGGTAGTTGATACGTTTTAGTACCAGTTACCGTGTTATCCCAATCAAAAGTAAATCTAGCATTCTTTTCATTATTACCAACACCATCACGGATAGTGAAACGTTGGTCTTCAATGATAATATCTTTGTTGGTGATTAACTGGTTGGTGTCATCACCAAGAACAACAGTACCACCACCCGTGACAATTTCTGGAAGAGTAAATACTCGGATACCCGAAGTATTACCAATGTTACCTACTTCAAATCTTGCCTTTCTCGTATTGTCACTGTTATCGTACAGGACAAATTTAGAGTCATCAAGCAATAGTTGACCAGTAACTTCTACTCTACCTGCACCTTTAGGCGAGATAATAATATTTGAGTTAGTAGCAGTATCATCAGCAACTGTGATCAGGTTAGTAGATGATCCGTCAGTATTTGAGAGTCTAGAAAAATAAAATCCACCAGATCCATATGCAATACCCATCTGATCGTACGCATTTTGGTACAATCCAGTGTCGCGATCTAGGTCAAAACATAGACCAGGTGCTGCTTTAGTTCCAGACGCGACAGTCTTAAACAGTTGGTTTACTTTTGACTTTCGGTTAGGAATTAGTGGGTCTGATACGACAACGGGGAGAATTGCTTCTCCCGACAAATTAGCGTCATCAATTCCATCTAACTGTGAGATTTTCTTAGTTGCCACAGACTCAATATCTTGCTACAAATTTATTTATACGATCTGGGATATACCATGTTGTACTTCATGAATCCCCGTAGTCTACGAATAGGATCCCAAGGTACTCCAAGTGAAATACAACATTCACGATAACTTTCCCATTCAGTCAAGGGCATCAAGATTACCATGACGAGCAGGTTGGATAAAACCATCCAACAAATCAGTAACTTTATTTGCTTTTTGCATTTGCTCCTGATGATATTTAGACCAATCTTCAATAGAGTCTTTTAGATCCAAATAAAATTCAGATGAAGTGACATTTTGATCAGTCAGGTAATCATCAACAACAGATTGAAGACGTTCTTTACGCTGCTCTGCATAACTTTTGAGTTTCATTGTTGGTACTCTTTTTTTGTTTTGAAGTAAAGTTTGTAGTAAGGTTTCTTCATTTGATCAAGTGTGTTCATGTCTTCCTCAAACCCCATGTATTTACAGAGTTGATAAGACCCTTCTAACTCACTGATCAATCTTAGTATATTGGCAGGATGTCTGTCAAGTCCACCAAAGTCGTATTTACTTAGACCCTGTGTCATATCCAGCGGCATCATCTTGCTCCTTCATACTAGCACGTCTTTGTGTATCATGCAACTTCTTCAATGCTTCAATAGTTTCAGGTGTTTCTTCCCATTCCCATTGTTGAGCATGCTTGTTCTTGAATGATTTCTTTCCCATGGTCTCAGGTGTGTTTTACTACAAGTGATTTCAATTCTTTTGCTGTGAGTTTATCCAACCGCTCTGTGAAGTAATCCAGTAGCAATTGTTTGTATTGTTTCTTAGTCATTGTATTGTTTAATTATTCGTTCAACTTGCTTCTTGTCACATCCACAAGGAGCATTATTCAAACATCGTAAAATACACTCCGTATCACTGATAGTAGGTTTGATAGTAAACCCCCATTTGTCAACTTCACCCTCTGTAGGTGCCTCAACGTAATCAAATTCACTCGGCATTGTCTGTTCCCATAAGGTACTCTACTGTTCTTGCTACATCTTCCATTGCATCATGTAAGTAGATTCTTTGTCCAGTTTCTTGTACTCTAACATCATCAGCATCAGTGAGTGTCCATCTCCACATTTTCATATCATTACAATACCAGAGTTGAATTTGCATAGATTTAGAAGTTATTTATGAGGTGTACTTTTTCCAAAGTTCTAAGAAGTATCTGTCTACAAGATAAAGATCACCTTGAGGTGGTTGTTCTTCAATCTTAGACCATTCATCACATAACGATCTCATTTCCCGTGATATACCTGAAGGTTTAAACATTCTCCCAAATGATGACATGGCAAACGCAAATCGCATTCTAATGCGCTGTTCCATTTCCTGAGTAGGCGTCGGTTTCGTAATAGTTATTCTCACCTTTTCTGTGCCCGTAATATATGGTGGCACATATAAAGGGTAGTGATCCGAAAAGTAGGACATGTGCTAGTGTCATAGCGTTCTTTAGATTGGGATAAATGATAGAGTAGTATCGCGATGTTTGTCTGATGGTCTCAAAACATTTCCTGCTAATGTAATGCGAGGCATGTTATCAAACTCACCAGACTTGACCACTTCATGTAGTCTATCACCTGGTCCTATGTATAGTTTTCCAGGTTCATTCTTAATACGGTAAATTTCATTGTCACCTTTATAAAACACAGTCTCTGTATTCTGAGGATAAATGGACAAATACCAATGAATAGGATAATCGTGATGATGCTTATGTAACAACCCACCTTCAAGGTGAGAATTGACCCAACATTGTGTCCATGCTCGTTCTTCCATACCAATGAAATCGCGAATACATGTTTTTACTTCGGAGAACAGATCATAGATTACCACATCTTTGACTCTAGCGGAGAAAAAGTTGTAGTATCCATACAACCATGTTGAATTAGGACATTGATTAGGATCATGTTTGTGATGCCCACCTTGCCATTCAACACCATTCAACACTGAAGATACTACACCACTTGTTTGTAGTGCTGCGTCAGCAATTGCAGAAAGATTCTCACGTACGAATGAAATGTCGTACAGTTTATAGTTTTTTGTACTGTCTGTCAAAGATGAACTCACTTTTAGTGTTACCAATTACCTGCTTACCATTCACAAACCCACGGTCCCATGAACGATACTGACCTTTACTTAGGTATCCAGTATAGTATACCTCAAGATCTCCAATAGTGCAACTACCTTCACTCTTCCATCCATCATGAGCAACCTTCCACTGTATATCACATCCTACAGGTTTCCACTCTAGAGTATGATTGACTAGTATAATATTGTCATTGGATTTCTGAACGATAAAGTTACGTTCACGATAAACTTCCCCATCATGGTGATACCATTGACGAGATTGTAGTTTAGAATCTCCAAGGTTTATCCATTGTATCCATGCCCAAATAAATCCTGTAGGATCTGATTGTGCTTGCTTCTTATTAGTATAAGTCCCTTCAATTACTCGGATGAACTCTTCGCATCCATTTGTTGCATCCATTCTGATTTCAACTCCTCAATTTGCTCAACAATTTCTGGATCAATAGTAGTCTTTTCCTGCACTGGAATCAACATAACAGTTTTACCATCTTTAGCAGTGATTCTGAATGGTTGTAGATTACTACCGCATAGATCTACAATGAACTCAAAGTTCTTTTCAAGTTCTTCGTATGTGATATCAAGAGGCAACTTCATAGGTATAAGTAAAAAGATCTGGATTGTTAATGGATCGGAAGTTTTCTAGAGTTTCATAGAATCCTTCTGCACCTTCTTCGTCAAACTTCCATGATACGGTCTCATCGTATCCTTCATCGTCTATGAGAGTAACTTGACGCTTTGACATGTTCACGAAAACATGCTGCAAATAAATGTCTTCCATAGAGATAGGTCTACTGCGTACCCAGTATAGCATGCCTGAGTCAGTTTAGCAAGATGGTTGCAGCAGAAATTTTACAGATGGCAGCAGCGGTGATGTTCACAGCAGCACCAGCAGTCATAGAGCAAGCAGCACTAGCATTCAAAGTAACGGCACCAGCACCAACGTTGGCAGCGAAAGCACCAGCGGCAACGGTGAATAGTGCTCCACCAGCAGCACAGTTAACCAAGAATGGTCCGACAGTGTTAATAGAGAACCTGGGGATAGGATCAAATGAAACGGCAGGAGTTAGAACATAGTCAACAGGACCACTAACAGTGTTAAAAATACCAGTCTTTGCCTTTGGAATGACACCACTAAGTGTGTTGATGAAGTGATACTCAGCAGGAGCAATAAAGGTAATAGTATTAGCAGCAGTTAACTTAATCTCCGATGCATTGATCTCATAACCTTGAGCATCAATCTTAGTATTACCTTGTGGTGCAACAATCTCAGCGTTAGTTCCACCTTTGCCGCAGACAGTATTACCAATGCCTTGAGTTTGCAGGTGTCCCTTCACATCAAGAGACAAATCTGAAGCAAAGTTTATAGTAGATTTTTGAGTTTGTGTCTCATCAGGACCAGGACCACCCGAACAATCAAGGAAGAATCCTCCCCCAACTTCAAGGTGCATATCTCCAGATACTTTCAGACGATAATCACCATCAATGGTAATGATATTATCCTTACCGATGGTATAGCACATGTCTTTTTTGAAATCCGCTGTAAAATTACCAGGGATGTCAACATTAGTTCCTAAGAGAGGATCAGCAGCATCACTTTTACTATCGTTTAGATTCTTAGCATCTGCTGCTGCATCCTCAAGACTTTTATTTTGTTTTGATAGTATCTTATATTTTGCATGCTGTTGGTTTTCAATAGAAACGTCAGTAATAGTAGCACCAGATGCCATCCTAGTGATGGACGCTTCTCTACCAGGAGTACTTAATTGTAAATTATATGCACCGTTAATAAAACTGGTTGCAGCATTTAGATATGGATCAGCATCACTGAAAATAGAATCAATGATCCCTCCACCTCCACCAGATTCACCACAACTAGGGTATGACTTTCCACCTCCAGGTGGTCCACCTAAATCATCAGCACTACATCCAGTTACACCAAAGAATGGGAAGAATTGTTTACTTGTTTGCGCTCGTTTTCCTGGTTTTCTATTACATCCACCAAAGTCAAATAGAGTGAAGATTAGATTAATAAAGCCAGTGATACTTGAGATGTCAAGTTTACTGACATTAGTTGCTTCAGTAAAGATATCCTTACCAGTCTCAAAAACTTCTTTGAGGGTATCAAACCCTTCCATAACAGATGTTGCTGCTTTAACCAGACTTAGAATATCTTTGACAAAACCAAGACCATTTTGAATAGAACATGTTACTTGGTTAATAACATCCTGAACACCAGCAACTGCTGCTGAGGCAGCATCCATTGCTCCAGATACGATATCATCAATCAGGTCAGTGACTACACTCATAGGGTCAGACAGCATGTCACTAATCAGACCATCAAGTGTACAAATTTGACTCAATAGTGCTTCAATGATAGTCTGAACAATTTGCAGAACAACAAAAGGAATACCAGTAAACTGAGAAATAAGTCCTGCTGCTGATAAACCTTGCCCTGCAATTACAGTAAGTTGTTCTTTAAATGCCGATACGATTTGAGAGAATACTGCTGATAGGAAGTTCTGAATCTTATCAGTAAACTCCTCCATTCTAACGATCTTGTTTTCAAATACATCAACAAAATCACCACTCTCGCTCTTCACTACTGATGATGCTGCACCAACTAGATCTTCTACGAGTTGAGTTAGTTTAACCTCTAAAGTTTTCCAAGGTCCACCAACTCCAGATGCAGCAGGTGTGCCAGAAGATCTAACAGTTGGTTTTGTCTGGTTTGATGCTGTTGCAGGTGCTTTTTGCGCTGCACTATTTGGACTCTTGGCAGTAATCTTAGTGTCTGGTTCTCCAGGAGTCTTTACAGTATTGGAGTTAGTATTAGTTTGTGTCTTACTAATATCTGCTGAACTAGAACCCAACTCCTTATTTACTGGGTTAATATCTTCTCTGTTAGGTGCATTAGTAAACAGGAAGGTACTGTTTTTTCCTTCTAGACTAGTACCAGGTGCCTGACTAATTCTAAGTACACCCATGACAATTGGGAACTGTGCTTCTTCACCATCAAGGAAGAATCCCATGACGATAGCACCAGGACGTAAAGAGTGCGAGGATTTACCTACACCATCAATACCTGCCTGATCAGTTGGTTGAAGTACATTTGCCCATGGTAGATCTTTAGTCTGAAGATCTTTTTGAAATCCTGCTTCGGGACCAGTGTAAAAACCAAGTACGCGACACTTTACCCTGCCAATATATTGTGGGTCTTTGGTGTCTTCAACCTCACCAATCCACCACACAAATCCATCTTTACCTAGAAAGTCGGTAGAAGATTCACCTACAATATTGTCAACGTATGCAGACATTCTTTTTAATTAGCGTATTATTATTTAGCGACAAAATCAAAGGCGATGACGACACGATCATCTGCCTCCATCTTAGGAAAGAAGTGTACTAAGTTAGATGGAAACAAGATTAATTGACCTTCAGTAACAGGTGCAATAAAATTAGAAGTATTCCACATTGTTGGTTTCTCTTCATCCAATTCAATGACAGGAACATATGTGTTCTTGAATGGATTTTCAAATACTAGTGGAGTATGACCTTCCTTCTCATCATACTTTACCATAAAATATCCCGTGAGATAAGTTCCACGAGATGTATGAGCAGGAATTTGAGTTCCTAACTGAGATACCTGAACTTCGGTATGATTGATAGAGATTGTGTTACTATAACCAAGAATCTCTTTCAGAAAATATTGTGCCTTATCCTCAACCCAAGTATAGAATCCTTCCATACCAGGCAATTGACCATCATAGATGAATACATCATCCTCTCTCTTCACATCATCCCAATTAAGATCCAACTTCTTAATAACAGTGTCTTGAATATCAAAATCTTCCGTGAGGATGGGATAAGAAAATGCTGGAATAATTTGCATAATAATTACATTACGAATGGGTAATACTGGATTTGAACCAGTGACCTACTGCGTGTAAAGCAGTCACTCTACCACTGAGTTAATCACCCAAGAGGTTAACTTCCCTTGTGAGAGAAGTATAACACCCATGGACTAGATTGTCAATCTTCGTAGACTAGACATTCTGGTTCTGAAGGATTCTGATCACAAAACAATTCCAAATATGTTGGATCGTGATGATCTCCTGCTTCAATTTCTTTCTTGTGATGTTCTACATACTCTTCCAAGTCGTGTAGTTCACCTTCAATGTGGCGACGTTGTTGTGGGGATGTTGAATCCTTACCCAAAATTTCGCGGTCTGCCTGGATGTGTTGCTCTAGTGTTCTTTGCATATTCCTAACCTCTGGACAATGCTTGGTATTATTTATGACGGTGCCACTTTGATACTATCTTTCAATAGATGCAGAGTAGTCTGAAGTTCACTAACTTTATAGTTGTGAGTAACTCCTCCTATAAGATAGGTCCCCGAGTATACTTTGTCAAGTTCTGTTTTCTTTCTCTTAACCTGCATTCTTGGAATCTGGACAGAAACAGCAGTACCAGCGAATAGATTCAAGTTTCCAGGTACAGTAATTTCCAATTGAATTGCTTCTAGAGATTTTTTTCTCAGAAAATTATATGCGGCAGTATCCAAATAACTATTCAAATTACGTGATCCTGGGACAGCACTTCCATCACTCTTAGCACTGTCCCATAGGTGCGTAGGAATTGCTCTATAGTGTACTCTCTTTGGGTTGTTAATTAGTTTCTTAATCTCTGGATTGCTAGTGTCAATGGGGAGTCTGCCGCCTTTCTCTAGTTTTGACATACGCTTAAATGTGTTCTCAATATTATAGTATCCTGTTTGTGCAGTTACTTTTTTATTCTTGGTTGGGAGAACAGATTCACCAAACGTACTAGGATCAAGTCCAATAATATATCCCGACCATGTTCCCTGCCTCAGGTTTCTTATTGAGTTGAATGAATGTGGGAATGATAACTTACTAATTAGAAAATTATTCTTTGATGGGTTGTCTGATAATGCTTTTTGTCCGTAAACATATGTCGGTTTCTCTTGGTCTCTAGCATCCTCAATCATCTTATCAATTGTTTTGAAATGAAAACCTAAAGCATTCTCATAGAAAACATATGCACCTTGAGGATTATCTGATGTGCCACCTGATCTAGTTGCTTTTGATGCAATATAGTTAATTGCATCGTATGGTCTCCAGTTAGGAGAAGTAAATCTCATCTTGTTTGCAGGTTCTGCATCAAACTTACCACCCTTTTTACCACCCAAAGTAGTAACAGTTTCAAGAATCTTTTTGACATGTACAGAAGCGTCTAAAGATTCAAATGCTCCAAAAGTATTAGTGACTTCATTATTAACAAATGCAGGACTACACAATTTCAAAACATATGATTCTTTCTTCTCTGCTTTTACCCTAGCAGTAATCTCATAACATTGGAAGATATAGGTTATATTATAACCACCAGATTCTAGATCAATTCTCCAAAATTCATTACCAATAAGTGTATTAATAAAGTCAGTAGCATCAAAGACTGCCACTTCAGCATACATCGTTGGACTACTAATACTTTCAGTAATCTTTATATTTGAAATAAGTTCTACAAGATTTCGCGATCCATCCTTTCCAGTCCTAATTTTACCATTACCATCTAAGAGAAATGCTGCTAGAGCAGTTTGTCCTGACTTTTCCATTATACTGATGCTCCAAATAATCCGAACGTTGGTAAAAATTCTAACAATTCAGGTTTGTTATTAGTTGGTACTACTACAGTAGCACCACCTCCACCTCCACCTGATGCAGAGGCACTTGATTTTGATGCCTGGGTACTAACAGCAGCAGCAACTTTTGTCATCGCTACCATCTTTTCTCCAGTTTTAACCTCTTCCTGATCTTCTGCCTTTACTTTAGCATCGGCAGTTGCGGTAGTAGTCTCTAAAAGACCGTCAGGATTGATTACCTTTCTAGTCTCCATGATAGCATCCTGAAGTGCTTGGAATGCTATATTCTTTTTTGCTTCTGGTGTTTGGGCAATTTGTGCTACTCCAGTGTCACCCCCAGTGTCATTATTAGGATTTCCCACTCCACTGAGTTTTCCAGAAGCAACATCAGCATTCATTTGAGACATAATGTCTGGGTTATCACTAACTAAAGGTGCTCCTCCTCTAGCAGCATCCAGAGCAGAAGCAACTTGTTCTACAGTGTGAGAAGATGCATTACCACCTCCATACATAGATCTCCCAGTAGCAGGATCAGGTAGAGATGCCCATTCTCCTGCCAATGCTTTCATAGCACCAGTTCTATCATTATGCTCCTTAGATATATATCTCCAAGCATATGGTTGCTTATGCTTGATAAGTCCTATACCAATTTTATCCTGCATTGTCTTATCAAACTTAGCACTCTTATCAATACCCATAGTATTGACAATTGCTTTCATTGTTCCAGGGATAACCTGATAACGACCAGCAGCAAATATACCATAATCCCCTTCTTGAGGATTAGACTTATTCATCAAAAATGACTGTCGTTCAATCAACTCACCGACACTCATATCAGTCAGTTTTTTCTTGACTATACTACTAGAATCGTGAGTACTTCCGACAATACGGTTACCCTTAGTACCTTGATTCATTGAGTTATATCCACCTTCACCAGATGCAATGAAATCTAGGAGTCCACCAGCAGCAAATTCGGGTGGTCTAGTTAGTGGTGCTTGAGCAAATAATCCACCAACATTAAAAGTGTATATGCTACTGCCGCCCTTAGTGTCTCCACCAGCAGAGTAACCCATCTCCCTCATCATCTCTTCTTGTTTCTTCCTTCTATTATATAACTTACCAGCAAAAGAGTCATTACTTACATTATCCAACTCACCTCTAGTTGCTTTCTGTGCTTGACCACTAAACCATGACATGGGGTTGAGTAGATTGAAATTGTTTTGAGTAGGTCCACCCTGATCAAAACTATTATACATGCCCCCCAGATTAAATCCGCCGCTATCTGCTTCCTTTATTCTACGAGTAGTAAGTTTAGGATTATTTTTTGTTGCAGGAGTATCAAATGGTACTATGAATGCACCACCTTGTTTCTTTTCTGCAACATATTCAGTTCCATGACCAATGAATGATGTTGATTTACCATCCAGAGATACTGGATAACCTGATTGGGGACCTTGAATCCAACCACCCATCGCTTTTTTGGGTAGTTTATTCTCTTTATCTGCCTGCTTTTCTTTCTTAGGAATTGAACCAGACACACTGGATGCAATTGCCTTCGCTGACATGTTCTTGATAAACTTTGGTTTCCCTGCCTCCTCTGCCTGATCACCAATTACATAAGCACCATTAAACTTAGATTGAATTGCCTGAATAGACTTAGGCAGAATCTTACTATAAGGTTCCTTATTGTCCTTATCGTAAGACCCATATTCAATCATTGCCCCCGCTTTTTGTGCAGATGCCACAGTAGCATCATGAACTGGTTTATATCTATCATCCTGATTGGATGGAGGAACAAATACTGCTTGATACCCTAGTTCTTTAATTGCTGCGATTGCCGCCGCAACTCCTTCTGCTCCTTTCTGAGGATCAGCGAAATCCTTAGAACCAGCAGTAAGAATAACATGCTGCTTGTTACTTTGTTTACCTTCTGGAGTAGTGTTTGCACCATTGCCCTCGGTTTGTTGTGAATCTGCTATCGCACTTTCTTGATCATTACCATTATTATTAGCGAGCACAACGGCAGTAGTTCCAACAACAGCAGTAGTTGCCAGCAACGCCAATCCACCTCTGCCCCTCAATCGCATCTTCATCCCCTTCATCCCCTTCAGGAGATTCTTACGGAATGTTGTTAATACCCAGATGAAATCTTTAACTAACTTTGCTGGATTCTTTAACCATCTTAGACCTAATAGTAATGTTCCTAGTGATAAGAAGAATTGACCAAAACCTACCAGTTTTTCCCACCAAGTTGCCTCAGGGTCAAACATTGCACCAAGACCATCCAGTATCCCTCCAACAGTACCTTTGAAGAAATTGAATATGAACGTTGCTACAGTGATAACACCATCAACAATATCTTCTAATTTTTTTATATTATTTTCGTCTGCTAACCATTCCAAAATCCCCCTTACAACGAAGGTTTTAAATAACCATCCTCCTAGTTTAGCAAGACTCTCAAAAAATCCTGCTACTACAGGAGCAATAAATTCGGTAAGACCACTTCCTTTCTTCTCATCATCTTTAGATACTCCCTGTAGATCACCAGAGTTTTCATTAATACCCTTAAAGAGATCCGCTTCCATTGCTGCATTGACCTTTAGGTCATCAGCAATTTTTTGGAGAATAACTCCCATGCTATTGAGTGTTGCACCAAGTTGATTACTACCTTTTACAACTTTTACAGAAATAATATTTGCTGATACAGTACCTTCAGAGTCATCTTTACTTACTTGACCCCTAGGACTTAAAAATTTATAAAAGTCTATCTTTGATGTCTTACCAGACTTCTGCATTACTTAGTAGGATAAGATGAATTTGGGTCACGATATAGAACTATAGGTTCCCCACCAGTATTTATGATCTTGGTATTGGTGATTGGGAGTGTAATTGGTACTACAGTCTTACCCTTCTTATCTACTTCACTGTCTGCCTTATTTAATGCATTTGTTTTTGACATCGTTGCTACAGCAGGAGTGGCACCAGGTGCAGATGTAGAAGACATTTGTGGTGGAGGACTTGCTGATGCAGGAGCAAGACTACTCTTTTCATTACCATATAGTTGTCCACGAACATCATTAATTGCAGAATCTAGCATACCAAAGATACGCGCCATCTTTTGCTCTTGAGTCTCTGCTGGTGCCTTTGATGCTTGATTATCACTATCTTGCGTAGTTGTACTATTACTAGTGTTGCCACCTGGAGTAGTATTAACACTTGTATCAGTACTTGTATCAGTACTATCGTCTGCTGTTACAGGACTAGTCTTAACATTTGCATTAGAAGAACCACTACCACTCAAGTTTTCAAAGTGCCATGCTTCAGTAGCGCCAGGTCTGTCCCTTCGTAAACCCCAAGCACTTTTACTCAGTGTCTTAAATCCAAAGGTTTCAGAATTATCCCACAACCACTTATATCCTGCATCAAAGTAGTTAAGGTCAGCAGCAAGACCAAATCCATGATTAGATGTTCCTGGAACTGCTGCTGTACCACGAGGTTTAGTATTATACATGTGCTGTTGATCAGCAAATGTTCTAAAGGTATCATTAATACCAATAGGATGACCCGCTTTCTTAGCAGCATCCAACATAGATTGAAACTGCTTTGCAACACTCTTATGCAACTTACCTTTTCCTGCTTGCCCCCAACCTGCATAACCTTTCACTCCTTGCATCTCGGAAGCAGGTACTTCTCCATTCTTATACTTACCTATTGGACCACCACCTGCGAAAGCAGGCAGTTCTCCACCAAGAGCAAATCCTGTCCATCCAGCAGCACGATAGTTAGACTTTGCGGGATTTGAAACAGGTGCTAAATCTTTTGGTTGTATTGGTTGTTCATTTTCGGTCTGCCACCTAGAAAGAGCACCAGTGTTTGTACTAGTAGACTTTAAACCACCACCCTTTGCAAGTTCTGGTGCCTTATCTTCATCCTTGTCTATTCCCTCAGGTTTTTGTCCTTCTTCATTGGTAAACATACCAATGAGTGCTTTAAGTGGACCAGCAGGAAGATTATCCTTTGCAAAGGTATTAACTTGGTCAATAAGACCTTTAGCACCAGGAATTGAACCTATCATAGCATCTTCCATTTGTCTGATACCAGGAATCAGATCTCTAAACAAAGAGAATACGTCAAGTCCTAATGAAACATAGGGACCAGCAGCAAAACCAAATGCTCCAGATAAGTCAAACGCAGCAGATAATGCTTCAATACCAGCACCAACTACATCGCCATCAGTTAAGCGATCATATGCAAATAGTAAGTTAATAAGACCACCAACAATTGGTAGTGCTTTACCACCAATTCTTTGAATAAGTGGTTTCGGTTCCAATAGAGAAAGACCTTTCTTCTGAAGGTACTCCTCCATCATTATACCTGCACCAGAAGACATGACCTTGCCCATAACCTGTCCTGCCATTGCCTTGATGGGTTTCATCATTGGTTCAAAGAACTTACCCAAAGGTTCTACGATCTTTGCTGTCGCAAAATTCTTAACCCAATTTCCAGCACCTTTTAAACCATTATCTGCCCAAGCAACAGCATCTCCTGCCTTACTCTTAAGATTAGCACCAAGTGTTCTTGCCCTATCTCCGTATTTTTTTCCTATATCTAAACTCGTTTCCCATGCTTTTTTTGCCTTGTCAGAGAACCTAGCATAGATTTCTGCTGCGCTTCCACTCAATCCATACTTTTTACGTGCATCTTTTATTTGTTCTGCAATTACAGCGGCAGGTTTATCAATCAGAACACCTTTGAGATTCTTGGCATGATCACCCAAGAAATCTGCAAATTGCATCAGACTGCTTTTAATCCCCTCTGCTGCGGAGACTGACACATCCTCAAGAGTATTACCAAGTCTTCCCAGTAAACCTGCTGGTTTATTCTTCCTTGCTTGTTTTACTAATGCTTCTATACCTGCTTCAGTAAGTTCTTCGCCTGACTGTTTGGCAACTTTTCTTAATCTAGCATATTCTTCTGCTTGTTCAAGATTCTTAAAACCATGCCTCTTCTTAATATTTTCAAGAATTTCTGCTTTGGATCTTACATTATTAGTATTTGGAGTTGGTGTTGTTTTTGGTTTGGGATTATTTGGATCAGGTATATCATCAGACGACTGCAATGCATCAAACAATGTCATTGCGTCTTGGATAAGACTAAATGGATTTAGTAGATACGATAATGCCTTTAGACCTATTATGCCTGTTAAAAGGGTTCCCACCCCTACAATCATATCCCATGCGCCACCTAGATTACCATTAGCAATCGCTTTAGCACCGCCAAAGATCTTGGCAAGACCATCAAATATTGCGCCTACACTAAAAGTAACTAACTTATATACAAAATCCCCAACCATCTTAAGAGTATTGAAGATGTCTTCCATCTTCTTAAGATTTTTTTCATCAGAAAACCACTCAAGTATTCCTCTTGAGATTGCAGTTCTTGCTAACCAAGCAAACAAATTACCGAATGGTCCGAGAATTTTCTCTAACCATCCAAGAGGATTCTTTTTCTTCTTAATTTCATCCTCTAAACCGTCTTCTAATCCATCTTTACTTTCTGAACTTATCCCACCTTCTGCTTCTATCTCTGCTCTAGCATCTCTTCTGAGATCACTAAGTCTTTCTTGCTCTGCAAGTTGATCCCCTAAGAATGATGATCTATTGGATATTGTTTCAGAAATATCCATCATCACATAACCCATACCCTCCAGAGTCTTACCAATTTGATTGGCAGATGTAACTACAGAGTATACTGATTGTTTAACCGAGCTAGCAACCTTTATCCCCCCAGATTCTTCACTAGAAACCGTAGTGGGGATCAACTTATGTGGTTTGATTTTGGATGCTAGCATTACGCTTACTTGTTGTTTCTATCTTTGTACCTCTTCTCCTCTTCTTTCAAATGGTTGATCAAGAGGTTAACATAAACATCTTTTTCCCATGGCATAATATTATCCAAATATTCAGGGTTCCACTTATGATGGTGAATCAAAGCGAAATTAGTCTCATAATAAGTTTGAAGACTTGTATGGAGAAGGACTAGGCGAAAAAACTTGCTAAACCCTCAAGTTGGAGAGTCTGTTTTTTCTTAGTCTTAGGATTAGTAAATTTAATGTCGTGAGATAATTTAGGCATTGTTTCAAAAAACTTTTGAATTTCTTGAAACTGTGTAGTATTCAATTGATCAAGGAACTCAATCAATTCTTCCTTTGAAGACTCTTTCGCTTCATATACTTCCTCACCTTCAACAATTTGAAGAATGCAATCTGTAGTCAATTCAAATAGACTTTCTACAGTAGAATTGGTCTCAAAGTTATTTTTAACAAACATATCCATACTAGGATATTTCATAACCATTGAAATTTTATTATCCAACTTCAAGATGTTTGTATGCTCAGGTTCAAATTTCACTTCAATCTCACTAAGATCAACTGTTACCTTAACCTGAGTCTCATTATCATCGGGTGAAGTTACCATAAGATCAACAGTTTCACCTACAGACTTTGCACGAATGTTCAGGAAAATATATTCAAAGTCAAAAGTGGCAAGTCCTTTGATATCTGTATCAGATAGATTAGTGCAGTTAAGCAGTAAAGTCTGTACAGTATCAACCATTTGTGCTTGATCTTCTGTTTCCATTGCTAACAATAGCAATTTCTCTTCTTTTACCAGAAATGGGCGATATTTAATTCTTTTCCCGTCAGAAGGTAGTTTCAATTCATAACGAGGAACATTTAACTTAGGTAATGGCATAGATAATCACTTCATTACAGATATTTAGCGGTTCAGAGTTGGACCAAAGAAGTTCAAAGGTTCTGTCCCTGGAGGTTGGTTAAAGACAGCAGCGGAAAAATTATAGTTGCCAACTCTTGACGCTGCAGAGAAATCAAAGTTATTTCCAAATAACTCTGTATAGTTACCATCAAAATTTTGAAAGAATTTAGCAGCGTCTTTACCAAGACTATCTAGATACTCTTTTTCTGGACTCTTCTTATCTTGATTCTTAGTTGACATGTTAACATTTCTATTGTTTGGATAGAATCTGAAGTTTCTATATTGGAATCCAACATTAAATGTAGTGTAGTTTGCTTGCCCTGATTGCATTTCTACTTGTCCCAAATTGTATGGGAACACATCTGCCAAGCACCAAACACCTGTAATATCATTCTCGTAATAGAACCCTCTCTTACTATCTGTATTGCGACCAGTCCTTTGCTCTGGAATAAGATCGTCTTCTGTAAAGAATCTCTTCTTACCGCCACCCCTTTCCATCTTATAAATCTTCATCGTACATGTGTAATTGTCTAAGAGATCCACATGTTGAGTAGTATCATTCATGATCAAATTTATCCACCTATCAAAAAAGGTATAGGTTTGCATTGATCTGGGCATGATGAATGAGACACTTATCTCACTATGACTCTGACCAGTAGCATACTTATAAGCAGAACCAATATTATTTACAGTTGCGGTTGTCAAGTTCCTACTAGGAGATGAAACACTAGATGCATAGTGATTCAATAGAGTTGCTAGTCTATCAGAGTTTCTACCATAAGGAATCAGAGCATTTCCATACATCTCCTGGAGTACTCTAGGTTGCCCAAACTCAACTCCATAAAGATTATTAAGAGAAGGTGCATCCTTGTTACTCTTAATAAGTGATTGAAACTGTGTAAAAGAGTTATCACTAAAGCGACTTTCGTTGAATCTAATTGACATTATACCTTAAGTTCCTTTTCGGTTATGAGCATAAACTCTAAAGAATGATCTTTGCAGAACTCTCGCGCTGCTTTCCATTTCGCTTGATTGACACTATAGGTGACAACTTCATTAATATATCTTTTCGTAACTCTTTTTTGAGTCTTTGGTTCTAAAGTTTGTTTGAAGGGTTTGACTTCCACAATATACTTTTTGTTTGATGCTTTAACATAGAAATCAGGAAAATATCTATGCCTCTTTCCATCCACTGGTGAAATATATGGGATGATGATCTCTTCACTTCCCCATTCAGTAACTGAGGTAGTATTGTCGCACCATTTCATGAATTTATATTCCCAAGACGACCGATAAACAATGCCAGTGACATCTCCTCGGTACTTAGCAGGAAAAGATGGTGTGTACTTCCCTCTATAGTGCATAAATATAATTGGACCATTACTTATATTTATAGTGGCATCTAATAAGAAATCGGTCACGCTAAAGTATCCTGAGAAATTACCCTTTGCGGAGAAGGGTAGGGGAGCAGCTGATAGTTATCAAGCAGAATATGCAGATTATATAAAATTTTCTAGATATCAATTTAAGAATAGTGGTGGTCCTCAATACTTTAACGTACCAGACAATTCAAATAAAACTAATAAGGAGTTAATTACATCTGCTTATATTGCAATGCCGTCGTCGCTCTCTGCCGACTACGGTGTTAACTATCAGCAGGCAAACTTAGGTGCTTTAGGTAAAGCAGCAGTTGGTGCATTAGCATCAGAAAGTTCTGGAGAAATTGCTGCAACTCTTCAAGAAGCAGCAAAAGCAGGTTTACCTGAATCTGCATTCAACAACCTATCTCAAGGCATCCAGGGTGTTGGTGGACTGATCGGTCTGAATACCGATGGCATCTCTCCTAATATGCTATCTGCAATCTCTCAAGGTAAAGTATTCAATCCTTACTCAGAACAAGTATTTCAGGGTGTAGGATTTAGAAGTTTTAACTTTAACTTCAAGATGGTTGCTAGAAGTGAGAAAGAAGCACAAAGCATTCAAGATATTCTTGAGATGTTTAAGACTGGACTACTGCCCTCATATGGTTCTGGTGGCAGTGGTAAGGGAGGATCTCTTGGAGGTCTACTGACTAAAAGTGGTGCCAATCAAAGATTCTTGAATGTGCCAGATAAGTTTCTGATTCAATTTATTAGAGTTGGAGAAGATTCATTATCATCACAAGCACTTGATCACTTCAAGATTGATTACTGTGTATGTACCGCTATGAGTGTAAACTATACTCCAGATGGTCAATATGTCGCAATCAAAAATGAACGCTTGAAGAAAGCGTACAGAGCACAGAACAAAAATCTAAGTTCTGGTTCTCCAGATAATATGACTCAAGGTCAAGCACCTGGGATGATCTATGTCCCTGCAATTACCTTAGATCTTCAGTTTACTGAAACATCTATCATCACTCAAGAAAAAGCAATCGCTGGATACTAATGCCTGCATATTTCTCATATCTACCTAACATTTACGTTGGCACGGGAACATCCTCAGATGCCAAGCAAGAGTATGTTGTTGTCAAAAATATCTTCCGTAGGGTAAAAGCACGAGAGGATCTAAACAAATATACTGAGTTCTTTGAACAAGTATCTATTGAAGATGGGCAAATGCCATGGCAGATTGCTGAAGAATACTATGGAGATCCTGAACTAGATTGGGTTGTACTCCTCACCAATAATATCATTGATATGTATGGTCAATGGCCCGTAAGTAGAAGGGAATTGGAATACTATACATCGCAGAAATATGATAACGTAGATGGAGTTCATCATTATGAAACTAATGAGATTAAATGGAACGACATTGTAATGGTTGAGAAGGGAACTATTGTTGATGAATTTTTCTCTTACAAAAACCCAGATGGAACTGTCATTAGTGGTCTAAATGCAAGACTGCCTGTAAGTAACTGGGAACATGAATATTTTCAGAATGAACTTAAAAGAAATATCTACATTACACTTCCAACTGCATTAGATGCATTCATTGAAGAATTTGATGATTTGATTGGATACGAAGCGAGTGATGAACTTGACGAGAATGGTGTTAAGAAGACCAAATTGTCTATCTCAAGTAGGTTCCTGAGCAAATCAAGTGGTGGTGGTATTGGTCGTCAATACACTGCAACGTATACTGGAACTGGTAGAACAATCACTAATCTACAGGTTGCTACATCAGGTAGTACTAGTGGTGTATCATTTACGACTGTTCAGGCAGACGCTTCAACAGGAATACAAGTTGCTTCATCTTCCTCCTCAAGTGGAAGTACAGCATCAACCTCTAGCAGTAGTTCTTCCTCTAGTAGCAGTAGTAGTAGTAGTAGTTCTTCTAGTAGCAGTAGTTCTAGCAGCGGTAGTTCTGGAAGTTCTGGTGGTGGATACGGCGGATATTAGATACTAAAAAACCTCCCCTTGGGGAGGTTTTTTTATGACATGAGGTTAGGTTTCTTATTCTTTTAATACTCTTTTACAGATACGTTTACAATACTGCTGGGTATCATCACATTCAATTAGACAATCAAAGTAATCATTGATCAACT